GAGGAGTTGAATAATGGGTAACGGCTACAGGCCAAGCTATGAGGAGATCTTCGCACGCGATTTTGTGAGTGCCATCAGAAACAGGGGCGTCGAGATCAAGAACGCCGTCATAAATTCCGGACTTGAGCAGCTGGATATTCTCTCCCGGGGAGCGCAGCCGGTTGCCTATCATAACACCGATGGCGCATTCTATGCCGGTAGCCGAAGCGGTGGAGCCGGCTGGCCCTATGGGCTTTCCAATGCAGGCCGGAGTCGTGTTATCAATCATACCCGCATGCGGCTTAATGCCCGCGACATCTATCATGATAGTCCGCAAGCCCGGGCAATTATTGACAGGTACGCCGACAGCATCGCGGATGTCGCGCTGGTCCGCGAGTCAAGCCCCCGCGCGGAGATATTAGGGATCACGCCCGAGCGCGCAAGGGAATGGGCAAGAAATACGGACACCCGTTTTGACTTATGGTGCCGTGATAAGAAGCATCACCGCAGCGAGACGATGACGTTCTACCAATCGCAGCACCTCTATATGATTTTTCAGCATCGAGACAATGACATCTTCCGCCGTCTTTATTATTCCCCGGAGAAGGATCTACAGAACCCGTTGCAGTGGGAGTTCCTGGACCCGGACCAGATAACGGGCCACGGATATTCGGGCACATACGGCGAGTACATGGAGAACCTTTACGACGGCATAGAGCGCGACGAACGCGGGCGCGAGAAGTCTTATCGCGTACACGCGCGCGACGGTCAGGGATCCTTCAAGACCGTGACTATCCAGCGCAAGGGGCCGAAGTCCAAACGCCTCTTTATGATTCACGGCTTCCGCCCCGAATATGCAGGGCAAGGACGTGGCTATTCCCGTATCGGATTTGCCATTCAGGGCCTTGAAAACATCACGGACTTCAAGGAAGCTCATATCAAGAAGGCCATAAACCAGTCGATGATTGTCGCTTCCGTAGAAAATAAGGACTTCGACCCCACGCACATTTTCCGCGAAGGGCTTACGACCTTCGGCGGAGGCGCGGCGGCACAACAGTTCGGCAGTACCCCGACCCCCGCCGCCGATGCCTTGAATGTTCCGAAGGAACTTCAGTGCTACCAGAAGCCGGAGTTCACGGCAGATGTCCCTGGCTCTATGTGGATCCTTAACGCAGGGCAGGGCGACCAGGTCAAACCGTTTAATCCAAACGCCCCGGTCGATTCCTTCGACAAGTTTGTGGACGCCTTTATGTATTACCTCTCGGCGGCCGCCGGCATTCCGCTTGAAGTAGTCCTGATGAGATTCAACCAGAACTACTCCGCGTCGCGCGCGACGTTAATCCTCTTCTGGCGCAACGTGAATATATGGAGGCACGAATGGGCTGCCGACGACGGCGACCCTATATTCGAGATGTGGCTTTCCGGCGAGATCGCGGCCGGACGTATCGAGGCCCCTGGATGGAGCGACCCCGTTCTGAAGGCGGCATGGCTTCACGGGACATGGCGTGGTGCCCCCATGCCGGACAATTGACCCGTCGAAGACGGCCAAGGCAAGGCGCGAAAATCTAAGCCTCGGCTTGACTACCATGGAGCGAGAAGCCAGCGACCTTAATGGCAGCGACGCGGAATCGAACCGCGTACAGCTTGAGCACGAATACGGCGAGAAGGTTCCTCCCCCATGGCAGAAACCAGGCGCCGGCACAGGTGGAAATCCGGACAGACAAGCGGCGGCAATGGTGGATGAAATAGCAGAAGCCGTTGCGGATGAACTTGAAAACAGGGAGGGCAAATAATGGCGGCACCAGCTTTTGTGACCGTAACTAAAGGACAGGCGGTAAAGATAGCAACGGCTGTCACCGTCGGAGTAGTTCGCAAGGTAAAGCCAGGTTCGGCGGGCGGACGATGGCTTGCAACGTATGTGCCCACGGGAGATCCCGCGCCGGCCGAGGCAGATTTCAGGGGCGGACAGATTTTCCTTGACGGTCCTGCCGAGACTATCAGTTCTTCGGAGCAGATTGATGTTTACGTCTGGCTCACAGGAACGAAGGACGGAGAGGTCAGGGTAGAGGCATGATAGGGGGAGGCGGCATAATGAAGCAAGGAGCCGGTATCGGCCCTGGGATTAACTTTCCCGAGTTACACCTTGCTCCCTCCTCTCTGAATGTCTCAACGGGAACCCCCACGGGTACCGTGGATGATATAAAACAATGGCAGGATGGCAATATCCTGAATATTCAAGAGGCCGCCGCTACTCCCGGGAGTGTTGCCGTGATAACCTTCACGGGTGTCAAGAGCTTCCGTCGCGTCGGAATTTCCATGGCGTATGCCGGTTCCGCTACTCATTGGGAAGAGGTGCAGCTTTTCGATAATAACTCGATGACATGGAAAAAGCTGCATACCTACGAAACAGGCAATGGCCTGAACTACCGCTACTCTGATATTCCGCCTTCACTTATGCCGGATTTCATAGATGAAAACGGCGATGTGGTTTTGCGGCTATATCATCCAGTAGGGGGCAACGCGGCGCATAATCTGCAGTTGGATTATGTGACCTTGGTGATATAATGGGAATAGGTTCCGGAGTATTAAAAGCATTAGCCAGCGCATTCAGTGCTTTCAATGCCCTGATATCGCTGAAAATAGAAGACGCAAAAGCAGTCGAGGGCATAGCGTGGTCAATCCGAAAACGATTCTCCATAGCCGCATCAGGCGTTTTGGATGTTGTAATTGATCCGACATCCTTTACAGGTAATGTCATGGTTTTGCAGCCTTTGGCCTTTGATAGTATTGGGGGACCCTTTACGGTTGATATTTACAGGGGAACCGATGCCAATAATGATGGTACCTTGCTTCAACCTTTCAATCGAAACATGAATATAGCCGGCCCCGGCGAGGTAATATTAAGATCCGGACCGATAATAAATGCTCCTGGCACTCTTTTCGCGGAGCTTCTTTTGCCTTCAAATGGCACCGGAGTTGCCAACGCTTCTGGAGAGGCATCTGAGGATTCGATTATTCTAGTTTTAAAAACAACAGAGAAATACCTCGTTAGAATTACAAATACCGACGGTTCAAGCGCTGGCACAATTGCCATGAAAACAGACCATTTCGAGGTAGCATAATGAACGACGCGGACCTGACAAAAATATTTATATCGGGCGCGATAAATTTTATGTTTATGGTAGTTGGCAGTGGCATTATCGGATTTTTTATCTGGCTAATAAGACGCTGGATGACCCGGGTGGAGGACAAATCCGATAAAGCCGTCACCACAGAGAAATGCAAAGAAGAAATGTCTCGTGTTATCCGTGACGATGAAGACTTCAGGCAAGAGATCCGCGACGGTTTCACGGGCTTGAAAGTAGATATTCGGGACTTTAAAAAAGAGATGAAGGACGATGTCAAAGAGTTCAAAAAAGACGTCAAGGCCGACTTCCGTGCCGTCCATTCAAGAGTTGACGGCCTTTATGATAGTAAACCCAAAGCCATAGCCGCCGAATCTCTCGGTAGCTGAAGGAGGATTATGGAGAAACTGTTCATTTTGGACCCGGGCCACGGCGGTATCATAAACGGATATCCGCAAACAGCCGGCAAGCGTTCCCCTTTTGACGACCTTCCTTTTTATGAGGGGGAATTCAATCGGGCAATCGTCAAGCGTATCATGAAATGGGCGTACCTCTTCGGGGTGACAGCTTTTAACCTTGTGGACACGGAGGAGGATGTTTTTCTTGCCGAGCGCGTTTCGATAGCGAACCGCCTTTATGATAAATACGGCTCTCTATGCGTTTATGTCTCTATTCATGTGAATGCCGGTGGAGGCCATGGCATCGAAGTCTGGACATCTCCGGGCGATACCCCCGCAGATCCGCTGGCCACGGTTTTCCTTGAGAAGATGCACAAGGCATTCCCCGAGGCGCGCAAGCGCACGGATATGCAGGACGGGGATGTTGACAAGGAGGCCGGCTTCCATGTCCTGAAGAACACGAAAATGCCGGCAATCCTGACAGAGAATTTCTTTATGGATAACCGCGAAGAACTCACTCGCTACCTTCTCGATGAAGAGGCCCGCGACAAAGTCGCCATGGCTCACCTTGCGGCAATGGTAGCGATAAACCAAAACGGAGGATAACATGGGTTCGAAAACATGGGACAAGGTAAAGGAAGGGCTAGGAAAGATAGCGCCCGTGCTCGGGACGGCTTTGGGCGGTCCCGCAGGTGGCATGGTCGGCGGATGGATAGGGGACGCGCTCGGGACCGATGGCAATCCTGACAATATAGCGGCGGCCCTTGTAAACGCGACGCCGGAGCAGAAAATGCGCCTCATGGAATTGCAGGAAAACAACAGGGCGGAGCTTCAGCGTCTGAGTCTTCAGGCGGCCATTGCAGAGGCGGAAGCAGAGGCAAAAACCATCGAGAGTGTCAATGCTTCAATCCGCACGGAAACCTCACAGGGACACCCGTGGGCGGGCGCGTGGCGCCCGTTTTGGGGTTTCGTTTCCGCTATAGCTTTTGTCGTCGCGGTCATCGGCATTTTCGTCCTTATCGGGTATTCAATATCCAAAGGTAAAACGGAATTGTTTGCAGACATTCCGGGGATAATCGGACAGCTGGCTTTTCTCTTCGGAATACCTGGGGCCATTCTCGGGGTTGCTTCATGGCATCGCGGTGTCAAGCAACGCATCGAAGCGGGGGAATTGGACCAGTCCCCCATTCTTGGAGCCCTGTCCGCAAAAATTATCGGATCTGTCAAGGAATATTAATGAACGGGGATTTCTTTCCTGCATCGTGCATCAATCAGGGCCAGCGGATACATTTCTGTGAGCGCATGATGGAACTGATGCGTCTCTGGCATGAATCGTATAGATTGACGGTGAACGCGGAGGAATTCAGGAGCTGGTTCCTGAACGTGTGGTCGCCTAAAGAACTCAGGATCATAGCGAGGCGCGATGATGCGGCCAATGATGCGTTCACCCGCTCGTTTGTTATTGGCGGTATACCGCCATTTCTTATCGATCTCGATCAGATAGGACAGGGCGTGATAGCCAATCCATCAAATCAGATTACCGGTCGACCAATTGAGGATAACAGCGGATCTCTCCTGGCGCATCATTGGGCGCTTCGTGGTGAATACGCTGACGCCAACGGTGGCAGGATGAACGATACAGTGGAATGGGCACTTCGTCTTGCCAGTATACAAGCGGCGCATGATACATGGTGGGACAGATTTATAGACCTCGATAAGGTATGACATGGCCAATGAGACCTTAACAGATTGGATCCATAATTCCGGAACCGGCAAGGGCACTGTCGATGCCAATCTGTACGCAATAGATAATTGTGAAGCCGCAAATGACACCGAATTTATTGCCGACGATACTATTGATGTATGGGATGGTGATTTTGGCGAATTTTCCATCGACTTCAGAATGCGCTCCGGTACCATTCAGTTTGCAAACGTATCGGCTTTCCTGATGGTAAATGATATCGAGGACCGGGCCATGGCGGCGGCAAAGGCGCATATCATTCTCCAGGCGTTCAAGGATACCTCAACCACCCGACGATTTACGTTCGGTCAATGGACAGGAACTGCATGGGATAGCCTAAGTTCAAATTATTATTTCCTGGAAGACATCTGGTACACGCTGAAGATAAGCCGCACAGGTAATTTAAGCCTATGCCGTATATTTATGGGCGAGGCTTTGCAATCTACCATATCTTTTTCATCGGCCATTGTGCGTTCATTCGATACATCGTCGCTGGGCGTATATGGTGATATAAATATTGCGGGACGTCAGGCTTATGCTGATTGGAGAAACGTAGACCTCTTGCGTGCCGTGGTTAAGACGCCTTTTCACCTTTTCGGGAGGGTTCGCTGATGATAAGGAATGGCACGACCGTATGGATCTATTATGTGGCATGGGATAGTGCGAACAATAAACCTGCATTGCTCGATGCTGCAAATCATACGCTCAAATATGTCCTTGATGGTGTTGTCGCGGATCCTTTGAACTTACCCGAGGAGATAGGTGGTGGTGTCTATCGCGTCCGGATGGATGATGTAGAGAGCGCCACGGTCAAGTTTATAGCACTTGGAGGAGTATCGGCCTCGGCAGATGTCTATTTGATCCCCGCCCTTGTCATCACGGATTTGCTTGTCCCTGGTGTGGAGTTCGTTGCCTGTTATACGGCATGGGATACCTTCAATAATGTGCCCGCAACGGTTGACGATATAAACCATTCAATCATTTATGCAAAGGACAACGCAAGTGCAGCCGCGACAAATGCCCCCGTAGAAATATCAGCCGTGAACTTGCCCGGGCTTTATAAGTTGACGGTCACCGCTTTGGAGAATACAGGCAAGGCCGCCGCCGTACTCGGGACATCATTAACATCAAATGTAAATATTATGCCAACCATAATGAATATGTTTGTAGTTGATTATCCGTCCGCCGAAGACGTAAGAATAGGAACCGATTACGCAGAGGGGGCCTATACGGGAACGCTTGTCTCTTTCGCGGCTACTTACGAGTTGCCGCAGGAGCCTGTTTACGAATCGGCGGAAATAATAATTTTAGAGGGGTGCGAACCATGAGCCTTCCGATCCTGAAGTTTAACGTGAACGACACGAAGACCCTGAAGTTTCGCCTGTTCGAGGCAGACGGCGTGACGCCTGTGGATATAACGGGCCTGACCATTCGTTTTTACGCCAAGGACGAACCGGGGGACGCGGCTTATACGATAGATCCGGTGGAGGCTACAATCCCCACGGGAACCGATGGGCGTTTTGAATTTGAGATAGTCATGCCCGCGACGTCTTCGGATAGTCTTTACTGGATAGAACGCGAGGACGCGGGGGCAAATATTGACACCTTTGCGCCTGCCGAGGGCACGCAAATTCAGGTTTTGGAGAAGTGACGAAAACTTGACAAAATTAAAGAAGATAATACAAAATATGACAGGGATGGATTTCATTGCAAATCTGACAAGACAGGAGGCCCCGCATGGCGGTTGAAATTGTACTGAGCGGACCTATCGGGATGGGTGGCATATCCGCGCGCTTCATACGCGAGGAGCTTGCCAAGGCCAAGGGAAAGCCGGTCGTGTTTCTTGTCAATTCTCCCGGGGGCTTTGTCTTTGAAGGCATCGAGATATTCAATCTCATAAGGGCATACCAGGGAAAAACCGAGGCAAGGATTACGGGCATAGCCGCCTCCATGGGTTCCTATATTGTCCTCGCCGCCGACAAGGTGAGCGCCTATGAAAACGCCATCTTTATGATCCACAACGCGCTGGCTATTACTGCCGGCAATCACAACGATATGCGAAAGACCGCAAACACGCTCGAGCAGTTATCGAACATTCTCGCCAAGGCTTACGCCAAGAAAACAGGGAAGGAACTCGCCGCCGTAAAAGAACTCATGGATGACGAAACTTATCTTTTCGGAAATGAAATACTGAGCGAAGGTTTCATTGACGAGATTCTAGAGGATCCCGATGAAGACGATGTCGAGGACCGCGACAAGGAGACGGCCCTTCTAGTCGCCAAGGCTTCCGTGCGGGACTGCTTCAAGCTGCTCAAAAACAACGAAGCGGCTAACAAGGACATCGACAAAGCCGTTGCTTATGTTGATAGCATCGCGCTTCTGGACCAGGGAACCGAAACGGCAACCGCCGAGTACTGGTCCGAGTTCTCAGAGGATGATTATTCCGCCGGAGAAGAGTTCAACCCCGAGGCCCCCTACCCGAACGAACACGCGTGTCGCGTGCGCGAACCCGGGGAATTTGCCGAGGGCAGTTTCCGAAGGATAAGCAGGACAGCCGATGGGAAGAGGCTGGATATAATCATCGGCAAACTTAAAGGAAAAACCACGACAACCACGCAAGCCTTCAGATATCCAAAAGGTATCTGGTCGGCTTCTGAAGCCCGCAAGCATTGCAGGGCACACGATGGCAAAACTTTTGAGCCTGCTACCGGTAAAACTTCCGCAGATAACGGCGGATGCGGTGGTGGAACATGAGCATCTATGGACAGCCCCGCAGGTGCGGGCAATAAAATGCAGGAGGAAAAGGTTATGAACTTACTGGAGCTACTTGCCGCAAATACCGGCGCCAAAGCCGAGTATGACGCGGCACTGGCAACGGCACGCGCCGAGGGCAAAACCGAGGGTAAAGAAGAGGCCACCAAGCACATCGAGGCAATGATGGGCAAGGTCGGGCCGATTCTCGCTTCCGACGCTTACGACAAAACCACGAAAGAGATGGGCGTTCTAGTTGTCAAGGGCGAGAAGAGCATCGAAGCCTTCGAGGCAGTCGTGGCTATCGTGGACAGGGAAAACGAGAAGGCCAAAGAGGCCGCCGCGCTCAAAGAGCAGAGCGAGGATACGCAGGGCGCCGGCGACCTTTCCGCCGAAGAGCAGGCCGAGGCCGGCTTCCAGGCAAGGAAAGACCGCCTGAAAGAGGGGGTGTAATATGAGCGTGCAGGCAAGGCAGAACAACGACACGACCGGGTTTATCATCTACAGCTTCCCGTCCGCCAAGGTGGACGACGCCGTTATCGAGCAGGATGCCGGACGCGCGGCGGACTTGGTGCAGTACACCATGATGGCAAAGAAGCCCGTGACGATACCCGCGAACATGACCGCCGACGGCGGCAATACCGGCGACGGCACCGTTTCCGGCGTGGCAGCCGCCCCCGGGGGCACTCCCATCGTCGGCTCTTACGAGCTTGAGTGCATCGGCGCAATAGCAAACGGCGGCATATTCAAACTCACGGACCCCAACGGAAATATCGTGGCCTCCCCTATCGAAATGATAGTCGGGGCCGGGGCCGCCACCCCCGTTGTGGCAGGCGGGCTGGTATTTACCATTACCGATGGCGCCACAGACTTCATCGTTGGCGATCTCTTCACTCTTGCCATTACCGCAAACGGCAAATTCGTGCCATTCAATCCCGCACTTGCGGACGGTTCCGAGATAATCATTGGGATTTTCCTTGGCGACGATATCGCCTTTGCGGATCTGGTGGCGGGGGATGTGGAGGACGCGCCGATACTGATAAACGGCGCCAGGTTCGACGGTGACAAGCTCGTATTCGACGACGGTGTCACGACCCTTGACACGGTTCTTGCAACTGGCAAAACCATTAGGGACACCCTCACCGAGATACAGCTGATACCGGAAAGCAGCCAGACCGCTTCGCGGGCTGAGAACGCATAAGGAGGCTGACTAAATGAGCAACGTGACGGCAGTCAACGAATACACGCGTCTCATGGTCGAGAAGTTCGACGAGACCATGGAGATTATCGCCCCTACGGCATTTCAGGGGGCGTTTTGGGCGGGTTCGCCTATGGGTAGGACGGTGTTTAGCACCGATTCCAAAACCATCGAGATCGACATAAAGAGGCGCTCCGGGCGTTATCTCGCACGCATGATAAACCGGACGACCGGCGAGGATGTCACGCGAACCAAAAGCCAGACCGAGGAGAAGTTCACGAACATAGCCAGGAAATGGCCCCTCATCGAGACAAAGGGGCGCATAGATTCCGATGAACTTCTTAACCGCGTGGCCGGTGAAACCCCATACCAGCGCAACTCGCGCGAGGACAGGATGGCGCGCAAGGCTATGCTCATTCACTTCGAGCATATGAACCAGCACATCCATACAATGGAATACCTCTGCCGCGAAGCCCTGCTGAACGGGCAGCACCCGGCCATACTGGCAACCGCCAACGCCGATTTCATCTATGACTTCTACCGCAACGCCGGAAACATCATAACCGTTGCGAACGCATGGGATTCCGGCAGCCAGACGATCATAGCCGACATCGACGGCGGCATTGACCAGCTTCAGCAGGAGGCGTTTCTATTCGGGGATTACGGCATTCTTGTCGGCACCGATTCCTTCGCGGCAATGAAGTCCGATTCCGATATAAGTTCCGTTGCCGATGTCAGGCGCTACTTCTTTGTGAACCTTGGTGGAGAAATGGTTACGCTGCCCACGCAGTTTGCCAAGTACCGCGACAACGGTTTTCAGCCGCGCGGCTGGATTGAGACCGACAAGGGCCGCAAGGTATGGATATTCACATACGACCTGACCTTCACCGACGACTTCACTACTCCGGGTGTCGAAACCGAAACCCCGTGGATGCCGACGGACCAGGCCCTTATATTCCACCCGAACGTGCGCTGCGACCGTTACTTCGGGCCGCCTAACAGACTCCCGATAACTGCCGACGAAGTCGCTCTCTATCAGGAAATGTTCGGCATGAGTATGACGGCCCCCGAAATCCCGGCAAAAGTCCAGAACACCGGCGTTGTGGATTCCCGTATGTTCTATCCATTCGCCTACCGTTCGCCCGACCATTCTTCGGTGGTCCTGAAGACGCAGAGCGCCCCGATAATGGCAACCACGCAGACCGACGGGTTCGTTACCCTGAAGGGCCTGATAACCTAAAAGGGAGGCGATGGATAATGGCAAAGCAGGAAAAGAAGGTATACTGGACCGGGGCAGGCGTCGTGCGAATAGCCGGCGTCAGCTATGGGTACGGGAAGGAAATCCCGGTCGAGGGCATAGACGAAAAGACCCTCGAGAAATGGGCCAGGAACGGCGACATCAGCGACGCCCCTGTAAAGATAGAGAAGGGGGCGTCCGCCGCCAAGGAAAACGCACAGCTAAAGGCCCTGAAGCGTGAGAACACCACGCTCAGAAACCAGCTGGAGAAGGCCAACGAAGACCTGAAGGCCAAGGGCAAGGGGGATGTCCCTTGTAAGGCTTGTGAGTCCAGGGACAAGAAAATCGAGGCCCTCAAGGACCAGATCGAGAAGGCCGCCAAGGATAACGAGTCCCTTGAAGACGACGTCAAGGAAAAGGCCGCAAGGATAAACGAACTCGAGACCCAGGTCGAAGAACTCACGAAGCCTAAAGAGGGCGGCAAGTAATGGGCGCCTATGTGGTTTCAAAGGAACTGCATGCCAAGGTCGACCGCCTTTTTCCGAAGGGCAAGCGCGGTGAGATCATCAAGGCCCTCGAGGGCGGCAAGGTAATAAACGTCGGCCCACACAAGCTGAAGGCCAGCTATGTCGAAGAGGGGGACAAGGCCGGGGAGAAGACTTCTCCCCCGGCCACCCCCCCGGCCGATAACCCCAGTGGCACCGGTAAAACCAGTGGCAAGCAGGACGGCAAAGAGGCCGGCAAGTAGCAATGAGCCTTCGTGAGCAGATGGAGAAGGACTTGTCCGTAACTCTCGAACGGCCGCAAGATTGGGGTATGCCGGTGGAACTTATCGGCCCGGACGGAAAAAGCTATAAAACGAGCGCTAACAGTCCCGACCCTGCCAATCCAGAGCCGCTTTACGGTCAGGTCCACTACACATCTACTCGATTCTCACCCGAAGCGGGGGAGGACATCGTGGAGAACAAACCCACGATCGTCCTCCGCCGTTCCAGCCTAGAGCGCATTCCATTGGACGGCGAAAAATGGCATGTGCGTTTTCCAAAAGATCCGAAACTTACAGCCGAGATGCAGGACTATGTTTTGAGCCTTGACAGGGCCACAGAGGGGGGCCGGTCCATCGGCTTCATAAGGCTCTATCCTACCAAGGCAGTACAGAGGACGTCATGACAACGCCCCTCATGAACTTTCAAACACTGAAGCGTTCAATCATCGAGAATGTTCTGGTGCCCGCCGAGGCGGGACGCTATTTTACTATAGGACATCAGAGGCACCGGGCTTCCGCCGAGCATATAAACGCGAACAGGCAGGTGACCCTTTATTATTCCGAAGGGACCTTCCCCGACGGTGCGGCTCAATCTTATGGGGATGTCATTCATACCCCAACGTTTCTTGTAGAGCTTCTGGTTGCGACATCCGCCGAGATAGATCTGGCAACCCTTAATGATGAGACGGCTTCGGAGAATGACAAGGCCAAAGCATTAAGGGCGATGTCGGAAGCCTCTACGCGCGCGGACGAACAGATGGACGACCTCATCGCGATTATATGGAATGTACTCATGGACGCGCGAAACGAGCAGATGGGGGTGGATCCTCCAAAGGATCGTCCAGACTTGAAAATGATAGCAAGCCGAAAAGTGGACCAGATAAGGAAGGATACCCCATCGCAGGATGGCGAGTTCTTTGTCCTTTCGGCTTCGATGCGTTTGACTTGCAGGCTTGAGGAATCCATACATGGCGTAAGCCTTCCGGAGCCTGGTGACGTGACATTCGATTCGGATATTACGCTTGATGGCGATAGCGCACTACAGGGCGTCGAAGTGACGAACCCGACAATTTAACAGGAGGAAAATTATGGGATTGAATGAGTCTTCAAAGGCAGCAGCTATAGGCGTTAGCGTTGATAACGTCGCCTTTGCAGTTGCCGCCGAAAATGTGCCCCGCAAGATTCTCATCATAGGCACATACGACCCTGCAAAAGCTACCGTAGTTGACGAAGTCCCGGTCCAGGTATTCAGCCCCGAGGATGCCGGCGACAAGTTCGGATTTGGCTTCATGGTCCACAGGCTTGCGCTCAAAGCCTTCATCGGCAGTCAGGGTATTCCGACATTCATACAGCCTCAGTCGGAAGCGGGCGGGGCCGTGGCGGCAGACGGCAGCATTGACTTCGCGGGAAGCGCGGGTGTCCTTGCTGGCACCATGTATCTTTACATCGCCGGCGACCTGGTAAGCATTGCAGTAGAGGATGCGGATACCGAGGACGATCTGGCAACGAAAACGGCGGCGGCTATCAATGCGATCAAGGAACTCCCGGTCACGGCGGCGGTGGACGGCGTCACCACTTCACAGGTGAACATTACCGCCAAGAGCAAGGGGCCGGAGGGCAACAACATCAGTATCGCCTTCAACCTGGACGTCGCGCAGGAGCTTCCGACCGGAGTAGTCACGGCGATAGTAGCCATGGCAAGCGGCGCCACGAACCCTGACATCCAGACCGCCCTTGACGGCCTTGGTACCGGCGACGACGCAAATGAGGACTTCTATACGGACGTTGTACACGGTTACGGCCCCGAGGCGGCGACCCTTAACAAAATAAGGGACTACGTGGGGGCAGGCGATACCGCGACCGGCCTTTACGCGAAGGTCGTCTCGCGTCCTTTCCGCGCATTGACCGGCGACGTAACAGCCGGCAGCGCGGGGCTCGCAGCCCTTGTGGCTCTTGCCGACGCCAGGAAAACAGACAGGGCGAACGGAGTCATCGCGGTTCCGGACAGCCCGTCCCATCCTTCGGAAATAGCCGCGCTGGCAATCGGCAATATGGCAAGGCTTAACCAGATCCGCGCCGCCGAGCATTACGTCGACGTTCTTCTCGAAGGCGTATGGCCTGGGGATAAGGGTTCCGACAGGTGGACAAGCGACTACGACAACCGCGACATCGCGGTCAAGGGCGGCATAAGCCCGACCCGTGTCAAGTCCGGCAGCGTTTATCTTCAGAATGTGGTGACGTTCTACAGGCCCGACAGCGTCCCCGTAAACAGTAACGGCTACCGCGAGATGGTCAATATAAGCAAACTCCAGAACATGATGAACTCCATGCGGGTTCTCTTCGAGCAGGAGAAATGGAAGGGCATCTCGATTGTCACCGATCTTGCGAAGGTGACCAGCACTGTGGACCGTACCAAGGCCCGCGACATTGACAGCGTAAAGGACGACCTCGTCGCTCTTTACAAGGCATGGAACGCAAAGGCATGGATAGCCGACGCGCAGTTCAGTATTGACGCGCTCAAGGTAGCCGGCAGCGTTGTTGTAAGGCCCGCCGGCGACGGCTTCAACATGACAACGAAGGCGATACTGTCCGGAATCGGCAATATCTTTGACAGCGTCATCGAATTCGATACCAGCTTCGCGCTGATACAGTAAGGGGAGGTGACATATGTCAGTTTCGGGAAGCATAAGAAAAGTCCTCATCGACGGCATATCCTATAATGCCGCAGCCGATGGGAACTTCGCCAAAACGCCGAAGCTCGAAAAAGAGGCCGTGCCTCATTCGGGCGGCAACATGGTGAAGGTCACAAGGGCCTCGGGGAACGTCGAGGGAGCCAAGCTGATATGTACGCCTGCGGAGTTCGCCACGCTTGAAGGGAAAGCCGACGAACTCGGGACATATGCCATGTCTTACGAGTTGGCCGACGGTTCCGTATTCCGCAGCACGGGCACTATCATGCTCGACAATTACGAGAGCGAGGAGCACAGCGTAGAAATAACCATGATCCCGGAATCCGGGACATGGGAACTTTTCGCGGCGTAGCCGTGATAAAGACAGGCGATGAAAGGCCAATGTCCAGTGATGGACAATCACCGGCGCGGGGAGTCCTTCCTCCTCGATAGGGATAATTGGCCGGCGGCTCTGTCCCGGTGCATCCGCCCATCGCGTGTCAACCAAAGTGAAGGGAGAAGCATATGAGCAGCGAAAACGAAAAACAGGCAGTAATGAAGAAGCACAAAATCTCCGAAGAATCGGCCAGGGAGCAGATGCAGAAACTCCTGGATTCCTACGATATCGACAAGAACGACCTCGAGATAGAGAACGGACCCGAATGGGTGGCAACCGTTATCAACAGGCTCGTTCGCGCGATCCGTGCCGGACACATCGAGGTTCTCGACAACGGCGAAGTCCGCCATAATCTTGTATACCCCAAGGGCGACGTGACTTCCGTGACATATCGCCGCCTTAATGGCAACGCGATGAAGGAGCGCGACAAGGCCAAGGGGCAGACCGAGAAGGATTTCGCCTTTATGGCAAGCCTCTGCGGTAGCACTTCAAACGGCATGGCCAAAATGGACCCCGTGGACATCTCTATCATGCAGAGGTTGGCGCAGCTTTTTATAGTTGTGTAGCACCGGCGATGGACCAGTTCATGGGCAATATGTTCTACAGAGGACAGTCCATGAGCGAAATAAGGGCGGCCGATTACGACGACCTGAAATATTTTAACGGATGGCACAAGGCTATCGAACGGGCCGAAGTGGCGGCCGCAAATAAAGCGAAGGAAGCGCGTCCAGGAAAGGGCAGGAACTGATGGCCGAGTTTGCATTTTCTACAAGGTTTGGCGCCAAGGATAAGGTCACTCCCGCTTTCAGGGACCAGGACCGGGCCGCGTCGCGTTTCGGGCGTACCGCTAAAAAGTCCTTCCGTGATGCTACGTCGGGAGCCTCAAGGCTTCGTGACGTTATGAAAGGCATTCTGGCGGCCGGGGCCTTGCAAAAGGGCCTCGGCGCGTTACAACAGGGCCTTGGCAACGTCACGCGGCAATTCATTGATTTCGATCAGGCGACGATCGGGGCCACATCCAGGTTCAAGGATATCGGCCCCGATGCCGCCGATTTTGAGGTGCAACTTTCAAGGATCCGCGACCGCGCCCGAGAGGCCGGCGCAACCACGGAATTCACGGCAGCCCAATCCGCCGACGCGCTTGACTTTTTAGCACGTGCCGGCTTCAGTTCCGCCGAGGCCATGGGATCCCTTAACAGCATGATAAACCTCGCCACTGCTTCGGGCGAGGATTTCGCCACGGTTGCCGATTATTCATCGGACCTCATGGGTGCCTTCGGCCTGGAAGCAGATACCACGGCAAAGAAAATAGCAAGCCTTAACAGGCTAAACGATGTTCTCGTAAAATCCGCCAACAGCGCAAACGTAACCATCGAGTCGCAATTCGAGACAATGAAGCAGGCCGGGCCTGTTTCGCGCATTGTCGGGGCTTCTCTTGAAGAAGTGGCGGCTATGACCGCCGCTTTGGGTAATGCCGGAATCAAGGGCACAGACGCAGCCACAGCCCTGAAAAACGGCATGCTGCGTCTTGCGGCCCCCACCGGAGAAGTTCAGCAAGCGCTGGATTTCCTGGGTGTATCGGTGGACGACGGCACCGGCAACATGAAGAAGATGACAACTATCCTCGGAGAGGTTCGGGATAAACTGAAGGGCGCCGGAGAAGTCCAGACCGCCAAGGTAATGAATGCGATATTCGGCAAGAGGGCAATCGCGGGCGCGAAGAACCTCATAGATTCGCTGGAGGGCATCGACCAATTTGAGCAAGTGCTGAATAACGCGGCCGGCACAAGCGAAAAAACCGCCGAACGCATGAGGCAATCACTAGGAAACCGCCTCAAAACCCTCGGCAGCGCCGCCACGGAATTTGGCTTTAAGATAATAGAAGCCTTCGAGGTTCGCGGAAAAAACGGCCTTGACGCCTTGACCGAAGCCATCCGGGGCTTCGATCCGGAACCGATAATAAACGGCCTTGAATTTACGCTCGAAGTCATTAAGAATATATGGAAAATAATCAAACCATTTAAAGAGGCCCTCGGACTTCTGCTTGCGGGTTGGCTTGCCTATACCGGCGTCATGAAATTAGTCGCGGCAGCGCAGGCCATTGTACTCTTTACGAACCCGGTCACGGCAATCATAGCGGGGCTGGTCTTCTTGACTGCTTTCATCATAAACTGGTGGGAGGAAATCAAGATCGGGTGGCGGATAATGTTCGATGCCATCGCGCAGATGTTCTTCAAGTTCGTCAATCTTTACGCGACAATTTGGGGCGGGCGTATCAAGGGAATACTCAAGGGTATAAAATCAGTTGCTAACTTTTTTGGCAAAGAAGTCCCGGGAATTGACGAAGCTATCGGAAAGATTGACGCATTCCAAGCCGATATAGAGGCAAGGGCCGAAGGCCGCGTACCGCCAAACCAGGCGGAAGCAGAGGCCCGTAGAGAGATAGAGTTCAAGGGCCGCATCGATATAGCCGGAGCGCCGGCGGGAAGCAAGGCGCAAGCAGAAACACGCGGCGCGCCTGCCATTGACATGCAGATAATGGGCGATAATAATATCAGCTAGGAGCGCGAAATGCCAGATTATCGTGACAGGCTTCGTTCAAGCATACAACTGACCTCCCCCGACGGTGTTGTCTTCAATGCCTTATGGATAGGTAATTCGGCACCACAATCAAAGAAGGTGGGCATCTTCAATTTTTCCGGGGTTAACGGTTCGGTAGTACAGGATTTGGGGACGTCTTCGAGAACCTATACTTTGACGATTTATTTTGAGGGACCGAATAACGACCTCGAGACCGAAGCCTTCATGCGCGCTTTGTCGGAGCGCGGCATTTGGGAGGTCATTCATCCCGTGCTCGGGCTTAAAAAATTACAGCCATTGAGCTTTTCCCCAAATATACAACCGATAGAATCGGGCAACGTCACTCAGATCGAAACCGACTGGATAGAACCATTGGATGTTGCCGCGCTTCCTTCGGCGGCTGAATTGCAGGCAAGTATAGCGGCTCAAATAGATGAGCTTAACGATATAGCAGCCGAGCAGCTTGAGCAGTCAACTTTTCAGCGCTTGGCGGCGGAGGTTGGGGCCTTCAGGAATGGAGTTCTAGATATCGTGTCTTCCATAGAAGGCAAACTCGAGGCGGTGTCCGCTTTCAGTGCGGCCATAACATCCGAGATCGAAGCCATAAAAAGAGACATAAACAGGGTACTCGAGGTGGTCCCGCTTGATGTCATAAGTGTGGCCGGCCAACTTCAGGAACTAATACAACTTCCGGCCCGAGCTATTACTGATATATCAACACGGCTTGATGCTTATCAGGGTTTCGCGGATGATATTTCCTTCAGTTTGACACCCGAGGAACCTGGCACCTCTTCTTATAATCGCGTGGCCATTCAGGAATTAGCACTGACGGCCACATTCGGGGCCGTGGCGGAGATATCAAGCACCGGCACTCTCTTGTCCCGTACTGATGCCGTAGAGCTGATAGAGAGGAATGTCGCGCTTTTCACAGATAGTACGAACGCGCTGGATGCAACGCAAGACCTTTTTAAAAATGAACCCATAGACAGACAGTATTTCTCGCAATCCCAATCTTTTCCGGGGGCAGCCCAATTGAATGCCCTGATGGTCGCTTATCTTTTACGGTCCTCTTTTGATCTCAAAGTCGAGAAACGTTTTACTCTTGACAGGCCGAGAAATCCGGTCATGGTGGCAATGGAGGAATATGGCGGCCCAGGCGAGGACGACGCCAATATCACCCTGTTCATTGAAAGCAACGGACTTCAGGACACCGAGCACTTTATAATGTCACAGGGCAGGGAAGTGGTGGTGTACGTTTAATGGCCAGACCTATCCCCGGCAAACAATACACAATAATAGATGAGGATTCATTATCCGTAGTCGCCCGCCGCGCCTACGGTAATTCAAATCATTGGCCCAGGATATGGAGGGCTAACCAGTCGAATTTAAAAAGCGGCGATCCTGATCTCATCTATCCGGGCGAGGTTATCTTTATTCCGGAGCTTGCGGAACTCTTGCCGGATGAGCCTTCCATTTCGAACCGCGAACCGGATGAACTTTCCATAGTGATTGACGGTTTGGAGATCAGGCATATGGCGGCCCGAGTCATAAGGACGATCGACACTGCTTCGGATGGATGGACGGCAACTATTAACTGGCTCCCGGGGGACAATCCCGAACTGGATCGACGTCTCCGCCCTTATTCATATCCTCCGGTCAAGGTTTACATTGGGGGTAAGCTCTTCATCTCCGGACGTCTTTATGTAGTTACTCCGAATATTACAACGGACCAGATAACGGTAGACCTTGTAGGCTTTAGCAAGACCGCCGATCTTATTGATTCAAACCTTCGTCCGCCATATGAAGAGAATGGCGTGACATTAAAGCAGCGCGTGCAAAAGCTCGTACAGCCATTCGGAATAAAGGCGGTATTCGAAGCGGACACGGGCGGTGTTTTCGACAGAATAACCGCTAATGAAACAGAAACTGTCTTCGCTCATTTAAATAAATTAGCCAAGGAGCGCGGCGTTCTTATCTCTTCGACACCCAATGGCGATTTATTATTGACCGAAGCGGATACAAGATCAAAGCCGGTGGCCACGCTCGAGCAGGGAGTTTTTCCTGTACTGGATTTCGGGGCGGCTTTTGATGGGCGCAGAAGATTTAATACTTACAGGGCAATCAATGTCACTCCCTTCGGAAGCAATGAAGGGATAGTAAAGGACAAAAACGTCCCACGGTCCAGGATGAAAACCTTCAGTGTTCAGGAATCGACCAGAGGCGAGATATATACAGCCGCCAGATGGGAAAGGAATAAATCGATCGTAGATGCTCTTACCATAGCGATTCCAGTAGTTGGATGGCTTAATGAAAGGACCGGTGAACCATGGCAAGAAAATCAGAAGGTCACGGTTATCAGTCCCGCAATCTTTGTCCCTAATGGTTTCGATTTTCTCATTCGATCGGTTGAGTTCGAGGAAAGGGAAAGCGAGAAAAAATCAATTTTAAATATAATCCCACCGCAGGTTTACACGAAGGAGGCCATAGTAGAACCATGGAAATGAAAGGATACATAGCCGGAAAAATAACAGGGGATCCAAGATATAAAGACAAGTTCGAGCACGCCAAAAGATATATAGAATCCCAAGGCTACGCAGTGATGTCGCCCGCCGTCATGTCCTTGGGTTTCGATTATGAAGACTACATGCATGTGTGCTTCGCCATGATGTGGGTTTGCAGGAACGGCACCGCGTTTTTCCTGCCTGATTGGATCCACAGCCCCGGGGCTATGCGTGAATACGAGAATGCCAAGAAAACGGGGATGAGAATAGAATACCTTACATGGGAGGATATCGGATGGAATCCCTGCTAAAGAAAATAACTGACTGGTTGGCGGACATCTTCGACTTCGAAGACTTCTCGGGGGGTGTCGGCTAATGAGTAAAATACGTAAAGGCATAGTCCGGGGGCGCGAGGTGGTGTTCAACCGGGACGGCAGCGATGAACGCCTGATGCTTCAGGTTGAGATCACGAATAAGGACGACATGCAAACAGTCGAATATATAGCGCTCCCGGGCACGGACGGAAACCCGATAGACGGCAGCAAGGTCTTTATTTTCGAGGTCGGTCCCGGCTATAAAATAGCCATCGGCTGTGATGATGGTGTTGTGTCCAAAACGGAGCCAGGAGAACAGAGCCTTTACGCCATAGATGATAATGCCGACGTCCAATGTTTCATCGATTTATTGAAAAACGGGCGCATCGATATTATCGGGATAGCCGCCGCCATTTCCTTGCTTGATTCTGGTATAATAGAGATCAACGGGAACGCTGATTTTGCCGTTAGATTTGCGGCCCTTGAAACGGCTCTTCAGAGCTTGATAACACAGATAAATGCGGCCTTTTCTACAAAGGCCGATGCGGCAGGATCAGCCGGCACCATCGCAGTTGATTTTTCACCGGCCAAAGTGGAGGAGGTTAAGTTGCCATGATGATAGGGCTAGGACAAATAAGCACACCCCTGCTTGACGAACTCGATGCGGCCGGATTTTGTTGGCCTTCATTTATTATAGCTGGCCCCCCCGAGGACCATGACCAGGGAGAAACCGGCACAGGGGACACAGGCGAGTAGCCATGGTCGATATCTTTTCAGGAGATCCCCGACTTTTCCTCGGCCCTGATGGCTCAAAATTGATATACAAGGGCGGACAGCCCATTATGGACCAAGGGCTCGAGAACCTTGCCATCATCGCCTTATTCACTGAAGAGGGATGGGCGGGGAATTACCTTTTCAGCGATACCAATGAACAAGTCGGCTCCGATTTTCTCAAGGCAACACGGCAACCTTTAACCCTTCAGGCTCTTGTAGATATTGAGCAGGCCGCCGTTCGCGCCTTGACTAATCCCGCCTTCGGGCGCATAACAGTGGAAGCCTCGAATCCTGAATCGAACAAGATAGAAGTGGTAATTTTACTCGAACCGCCCGGGCAGGATTCTCAGACAATAATTCTTACGCGCAACGGCTTGAACTGGCAGGCGCAGGCCGTCAATCCCGCGCACGAAAGGAATACCTGATGGCATACGATACCAAAACACTTCAGGAATTAAAGGACCAATTCCTAGCCAATCTAGAGGCAGCCTTAAATCTGACTACCCCACTGAATGATAAAGCCTTTAATCGTGTGCTTGCGGCCGCGCAAGCTATCGGCGGAAAATCGCTCCAGAATTATGCGGCCTACCAGTTAAAACAGATGCTGGCCATTACCGCTTTTGGGGATGGCCTTGATCTGCTCGGGGCTGAATATGGAGTGATAAGAAAGGCCGCAGAGGCCACAGTTATCGAGGCAGATCTGCCCGGGACTAACGGCACCGTCATATCTCAAAATATTGATTTTATCGGAAGCCCAAACGGGATGCGTTATTTTCTTGACAGTTCGGCTACGATAGGCATCCCGACTTCAGGAGTGGCGGAACTGTCAATGACCGCAGAAGAACCTGGAGTGGCGGGCAACCTTCAGATAGGTGATGAACTAAATATAGGAACACAAGTAGCTGGAGCCGAAACAGTGGCGACGGTTACAGCTATAACAAACACAGGCGCTGACGAAGAAACCGATGAATCTTTCCGCATTAGAATCCTCGATGCCATAAGGAATATCACGGGAGGAGGGAATGCGGCTGATTACAGGGCATGGGCCGAAGAAGTAGCGGGAGTTGCCCGGGCTTATCCATATGCAGGGAAACCAGTCGCTCTTTTGCTTGAATCAACCCCGCCAGATAGAACGATTTACGTGCAGGCCGAGACATCTATCGATGTTGATGGAATTGCCCCCCAAAGCCTGCTTGACGAGGTCCGGACCTCAATAACAACTGATCCCGTGACAGGACTTGCCCGACAGCCTTTAGGATTGACGGACGATACACTATTCGTGGTTTCTATAACTCGCACCGCATTTTATGTGCAGATAAACAATCTCTCCATATCCTCGGACCTGGAAGCCAAGGCGAAGAGCGAAATACAGACGGCGCTTTCAGATTATTTTCAGCGTATCAAGCCTTATGTGGACGGATTGGACAGCATCGTGGACCGTAACGATAAAATAACGGATCTCACTGTTTCGGACGTGGTAGCTGATGTTCTAAGCTCCAACGGCGGAACTGCCGACAGCGTGGCATTCAGTGACGTCATGGGCGATTCCTTGCCGGCTTATCAGTTGTCACAGGGCGAATTGGCAAAACTGGCCTCTGGAGGCATAACATATGTCTAGAGATTTAATGAGGCAAATGCTCGATGACGCGCTGCCACCTGGGTTATTGTGGGAACCTGAAGAGGAAGAGAAACTCGATCAGCTTTTAGATGGTATCGCTGACAACATGGAATTTCTCAGGGCTTTCCTTGTCGATATTAAAGACATCCGAAATCCTAATAAAACCACCATATTATCTGATTTGGAAAAGGAATATGGGATCCCGACCAATTCTCTTATAAGCGAAGCGACCCGGCGCCAGAGACTTGCACAGCTTGCCTATAGAGAACAGGGAACGGGAACCATAGATGATTTACAGAATGTCTTTGACAATTCCGGTTTTAATGTTTTTGTTTATGAAAATGACCCAACGATAGATCCTGCAGTGATCCTTGACCAGCTTTTCCAAATGGTAGCGGGTGGAGGAAATGCATATGCCGGAAGGGATGATGCCTTTGCCGGAAGGTCGGGTGGGGTTCTTCTTGTAAATGGAGAAATTTTTAAAACCAGAAAAATATTCACTTCGGTTGCCGGAACCATATATGCAGGAATTGGACATGGCGCTGGAGAATATGATGACGTGATAATCGAACGAATAGAATATCCGATACCGACAGAAGCAGGCGATTGGCCATTTGTCTTTTTTGTCGGAGGCACGGCCACATATGGTTATATCGATTTAATCAGTAATGGAGGATTTGAAACAGGCAGCTTTTCGGATTGGACCCAAAACAATTCTACGATCGATAATATCAATCCGGCATCCGGGACCTATTGTTCAAAACTTGTGGCTATCGGTGCGGATCTTTTAGGAGCCGAAAGCATATCATACGATATCGATCCGCTTCGGCTTTATACAGTAAAAATAAAAAATGATGTGACAGCTTATACGGCCGGCAATTATAAGAATATCCTAGAATTCAGGGACGCCGATGATATGTTGATATCTTCTATCACGCTTCTGGATAAGACGGCTGTGACTTCAGGATACGAACAACTGGAGAAAACAATCGGGTACCCGACTTTCAATGCTGATTATGATATTCCCATCAGCGCACGCAAGATAAGGATAAGGCATGAATGGGATGGAACTCCTACGGGGACGGCTTTTATGGATGATGTCGAGCTTTACAGATCGGACAAGCAATCCATAACGGCAATAGCTAACGCAACGGTCGACGGAACCCGCGAGGATGAATTTCTACGTTTGATTTTAAAATACAAGCCGTTACATTCATGGGCGGCACTTGTAATTACTTTCACATAGACAGGAGGATTGGAAGATGCTGGATTATGCTTCGGCTTTCATTAATTTCAGCGGTTCGTTCCCGAACATACTGGCGGTAAACGCCAGCGGACCTTCGGCAACCGATGGCACCGAATTCGTGGCGAACATGATAAACGACAGCATGTGGGGCATATGGCAGATGATACTTAATCGAGCCGGATTATCGCCCAACGGTGTCGTGGAGTCTGATACCAACTCGCAGATCAGGGAAGCCCTCCATAAAGGATTTGGAGGGGCGCCTGGAACTGTGCAGGAATGGCATCTTGCTTCGGACCCAGGTACGACAGGCCATAGGTGTTTATTGCTCAATGGACAGGGAATTCTCAGGGCTAACTATCCCGACCTTGATGCAGCCTGTTATGTAGGAGATGCAAATAACGCGGCAGTGGCCGCTGCCGGCGGCGGATATTTCAGGGCCGACAATTCCGATGGCTCAAGCCCAAATACAACCGGAGCATATCTGATACTTCCGGATACAAGAGGATACGCACCACGAGGACTTGACGTTGCGGCCAGCGTGGATCCGGACGGAGCCTCAAGGTATCTCGGAGACATACAGCTTGACGCTTTGCAGGGCCATATACATTACAATGGCATGGCAGAGGATTCCGTCAATGCCGAATTCGTATATGGGACAACCGCAAGCGAGGCGCCGGGATCTGCTACGAAATGTACCGCCGAGAATGTGGCGACGCCAGACCGTCAGGGATTGGCAAGTTCGCCTAAAGACGATGGGACAAACGGGACACCGAGAACATCATCGGAATCCCGCATGACGAACTACTCGACAAAATGGGTTATCTGGTACTAGAGGAAGGAACAATGAACGACAAGAAAATAGTAATTTATAAAGAAACGGATGGCCACAAAATCATCGTGGGTTTTGATTCTCCCATGATGGATCCTGAAGCAACAAAAGCGGCTCTGGTTGAGCTTGTCCCCGCAACGGATGAACATAAGGCCCTCGAGGCAAAGAAGGCGGAATACAATGAAGCCTACAGGGCGCTTATCCAGGCAAGGAAAAGCAATAACGAAAGTGCCTATAAATCCGCCATGGAAGCCATGGAGGGATTACAGGCCGAACTGATGGACCTTGCCGGCGCCCTTGAGGATAAAATAAGGGAACTGAGGCTCGAAAATGCCGTTTATTTCGAGCCAAAGAGGCAAGAGGAGATAGTAGAGGCCACTGAGGCTTTGAGGCTGTCAGAGGCCATAAAACAGGCCCCAGCGGGCGTTTTGGTAAGCCTTGACGGTATAGAAATACCAGATCAGCGCGGCACCACATATTTTCATAAGATATCAGGAAAATGGAAACATGGCAAAGTTGTAAAATTAGGAGATAAGGTGCCTGTCGGGGCCACCCTTGAGGCAAACGTTACCGAGGCGCAATATCTTGAAATCGAGCATGACAGGGTTTCGGGGCTTTCCGTAATCCAGAAGGCAGAGGAAAAGAAACTGGCAATAGCCAAGGCAATGAATCTGGCAAAAGACATAAGAATCAGGCTCGAGATCGAGAATGCGCCCGATGCGCTCGAACAGTCTCAGAATTATTATCAGGGAAGACTTCAGGAAATCGTAGCCTTGTATGGCTAGGCATGAAACAAAAAGGGGGCCGATATTCTCGGCCCCCTTTTTTTATGGCATGTCGCCTGGTAGTCTGTTATCCCAGTGAACAATGGCATTTGCTATCAGATCCGTGCGTGGATAGTTAATCGGATTCATGCTTGAAGAGTCAAAATCGACGGCGTTGTAAATCGAGACAAGCGCATCCTGATATCCAAGCATTCCACATCTGTAATTCCATAGTAATTCAGAGAACGCAAAGGAATCCCCGGGCATTAGGGTAATTGCATCCGAGACTATGACCCCATCCCAACATCCGGAAATATGGACATCGCTGTAGATAAAAAAGGCTGCGTTCATCAATCCGTTGTTTACGACCTCCACGTTCATGAAATCCATTGGCATTGGGCTTCCTGTGATCTGAACGGCTCCTGAGTTCCATATTCCTGGGGTTTCTTCGATACTCGAGCAGACTATCTCGTTATTGACCCCAAGACATGAAAATTCGATTGGCGCATTGGTTATTACGGGCGGAAAATCCGGAGGCGTTTTATGTCCTCCACCACTGTTTCCACATGCGCAGATAAAAATTATTATTATCAGCGCTATTATCCATCTCCCTCTGTTCTTCATATTCTCCTCCTTGTGTTATAATAAGTCATGAACGAAAAGGACCGCATACGCGAAATCCTCTCAAGTCTACCGCCGAATCAGCGGCTGTTTCGTATAAATTCCGGTATGGGGTGGGCCGGAAAGGTTCTTCGCCGGTCCCCCGATTCCATTGTTCTTGCGGATCCCCGACCGCTTCACGCGGCCCCGATCGGTTGGCCGGACCTGGCCGGCTTCACGGTCCTTGAAATAACCCCTGACATGATCGGGCAGAAGTTGGCCGTCTTCACCGGGGTAGAAGTCAAGGTCACTGGTCGAATGTCCAAGGCGCAGTCCTCTTTTCGGGATCTGATTCTTGACATGGGGGGCTTTCATATTATCGATAGCGGACAGGGAAGCCTTACACATAAGCCACAAGGCCCCGAGTCCAGCGAAAAAAGCAATAGTCCCGATTAAAGCCTCTAGCGCGTTGTTCATATTGTCACCCCGTTTAAGTGATCCAGTTCATGCTGAAAGGCTATGGCCGCGATACCGTCAAGCACAAGGCCCTTTTTCTTGCCCCTGGGAGGGGATGTCATTATAAGCGGGTAGCGCCTTGTTTCCGTTTCCTGCCCTGGGAAACTCAAGCATCCCTCGATAGTCTTTACCCTGGGCTTCAACCCGTGGCATTCCGGATTAATGAAGGCGACGAATTTCCCCCGCACCTTGACGACGAACACCCGCAAATTCGAACCGATCTGATTTGCGGCAAGCCCGACGCAGCGTTTTTTGTGGCGGTGGGCGGTGTCCATAAGGTCCATGATGACCGGTAGGGCCTCTTCGGGCGTGGTTTCCCTGCATGGTTTCTTCAGTTCGGCTCGATCCTGTACGATGGGTTTGATTGGCATTATTTCCCCTTTCGGTTATCCAATAACCGTCAGCTTGGTTATGTGAACGTAGCTGCCGTTGTCTATGGTCGTAAATACTGAGGTGCCGAGAACCCTGATGACCGTGCCCCTCTCGCCGTATGCTGTCTTTATTTTGTCGCCCTTCTTAATCATTGTATGCGCCTCCTTTTCTTTTCTTGACTTAATTATAACAGAAAAATATAATAAATGTCAAGAGGTAAGGCGCGAATAATCAATTTTTTATTTGCAATAAAAACAATGCCTTGCGCTATTTATGATTATTTTTTTTCATTGTGCGCTCGATATAGTTCGCGATGTAGCATCCGGCGGCGTGGTACCGCTTGTACCACTTGACACAGTCATCCGCGCTTCGGTCCAGGAGCCGGAGAAGGCCCCCCAACGGGATAAGCCATAACAGCAGGAGTGTTTCCTTTACGGGGTGTATTTCGTTTTTCATTTGGCAAGTTCCTTCCCTTGGTAGTAAGCCCATCCGGGCTTGTAGCCTTTGACCTTGGCAATGGCGTGAAGCAGGGGATAATTCACGGTCCTCATATCCACGGACACCCGATGGTAAACCCACCGCGCATCGTAACCCATCCCTTCGGCAATCATTAACAGTTCGGTCACCGCCGAGAGGTCTATCTCGAGCACGTTGTCGTCGGGGTTGATTTGGCATTTGTCGACCAGTTCGTTAACGCGGTCCTCCAGTTCCTGTTTTTGCTCGGGCGTCTTCGGTTTCAGGTCCACCTTCGGCCCCTTGATCTCCACAAGGCGCCCGTCCACTTCCTCCAGGTCCGTGCGCTTCTTTGCCTTGCGTTGGCCTCCGCAGTTCGGACATGTTTCGCCCTCATAGTACAGAAAGCACTTATCGCACAGGCGAAGGACCGACCGGGATATGCCTTCGCCTCCTGTGCGCTTCTCCCGCCCGTGGAACTGCCAATCATAAGGCTCGAGGGGATGCCCGTGTTCCTGAAGGTTCCCTACATGGTCCAGAATCACGCAGTGGGCCTTCCCAAGGGCAGGACGCAGGCCGCGCCCTATCATTTGAAAATAGAGCGTCCTGGAAAGC